GCCAGAATTGAGCTCATACGCCGTAGGAATCGCTGATGGCTGCCGTTGATCTCAATACCGTTCGATCGATCATTGAGGGCCGGCTTGCGACTGAGCTGGCGCTTTCCCCGGCGATCCCTGTGGTGTTTCACAACATGCCGGACAAGCCCACGGCTCGATCATCTTGGGTTCAATGCCTTGTTCAATTTGGCGGGAATCAATATCTGAGCCAGGGCCTGACGGCAAGGGGCAGCACTAAAGTCATCGGCGTTTTGCTGTGCAACATCTTCACCCCTAAAGGCGTTGGGCCTGGCGCTAATTATGTGATTGGGAAACGGATTCGAGATCTCTACAATAGGGCCATAGTTTCTGGCGTCTTCTTTGACGCTGCTGACGGCCCTGCAGTTGTGGATTCCCCTCAACCGGAACCGTTTTTCCAAACAAGGGTTTCCGTGACCTTTGAATTTATCGAGGATCTTTGACCAATGGCAACAATCAGAGGTGAGCAGGGCGCCGTTCAATTTGACGCAGCCGGCAGCTCCAATGCAACTGTGGTAGGTACTCGGAGCTGGTCGCTCACTATCACGAAAGAGACCCTTGACACGACCCAGCACGGTGACACCGCCCGGAGCTATATCGGCAGCCTGATCTCAGGATCTGGAACTGTTGAGCTGGTCTACGACCCAGACGCAACAGGCCAAGCGGCATTCATTGAAGATGTCCTGACTGCGGCTGATGCATCAGACGCGACGTTTGAGCTGTTTACTACTGGCACAACTCCGGGCTCTGATTCCATAAGCTTTGCCGGCATCATTACAGACGCTGAGATTGGATCAGCTGTCGGTGATCTAGTGACCGTGAGCTGCAATTTCGTGACGAGCGGGGCTATTACTGGCAACCTTGAATAAGCTAGGCTTCTATTAAAGAAAGCCTATTCATGTCAAGAAATCGCCCGGTTGATTTGCTGGTTGAGGAATTTGACCTTAACCAGCGGCGAAAGTTTGACGTAAAGAATGCAGCCGGCAAAGTTGTGATCAGTTTGTATTTCAAGCCGATCACAAGGGCAGACCGCAAAAAATCCCAGCAACTAGCTGGCACTCATGAAGCGTTGGACCTGAGCACTCAGATGCTGTGCCAAATGGCAGAGCTTGAGGACGGCTCGAAGGCATTTGCACCGGCTGACGCGCCAAAGCTGCAGCGGCAGTTACCTGAAAGCGTGCTGAATGATCTTGAGCTGTTTTTGTTTGGTATTGGCGAAGAGGCCAGCCTTGAAGACGCAAAAAACGACTGAAGCAGGATGGGTGGCTCTTTTTTGAGTTTCACCTGGCCTGCGAATTAGGAATGACCGTTAGCAGACTGCGGACAGAGCTGACCGATGCTGAAATGGTGCATTTTGCCGCGTATTACGAGCTAAAGGCAGAGAAAGAGCAGGAGGCAATGGACCGCGCAAAAAGAGGAGGCCGGTAGAATAGGGTTATGGCTGAGTCGATCGTCAAGCTTATTGTTGATGCCACGCAGGGCATCCGATCGCTTGGGCGGTTCAAGAAAGCAACGGCGGAAGTTGAAGGCGCTGTTCTTGATGCAAACGGTCGGCTTCGAGATGCAAAAGGAAGATTTATAGCATCAGGGAATGCCGCAGATAAAGCGAGCCTAAGCTTTGGGAATCTAAGCAAAAAGCTTGTCAAAGCTGCTGCAGCCTATGCGACTCTTAGAACCGCTCAAGCGGCTGTCTCAGCAGGTATTCAAAGAGTAGAGTCAGAACGCAGAATTAAATTTTTAGCGCAAAGCTATGGTGAGGTTGCCAAGCTCACAAAAGCGGCAAGTGATGCTTCTGAGCGTTTTGGAGTCAGCCAAACAACAGCAAACCAAGCATTAGCTCAAGTTTTTGCGAGATTGAGGCCCGTTGGAGTCTCCTTAGAAGATATTGTAAGCACATATAATGGTTTCAATACTGCGGCCAGGATTAGTGGCGCCACTTCTGTAGAAGCCTCAAACGCTTTTACTCAACTGGCGCAAGCGTTAGGTTCAGGAGCGCTTAGGGGTGATGAATTTAACAGCATTTCAGAGCAAGTGCCTGGAATACTCACGGCAATTAGCAAGGAATCAGGTGTCGCGCAAGGGCAATTAAGAAAATTTGCCGCTGAGGGAGGCATCACTGCTGAGATCGTGATTTCTGCGCTCAAAAGGATTGAAACGGAAGGGGTTGATCAGCTGAACGCTGCACTAGGTGGGCCTTCACAGGCAATAGCAAATTTTCAGAACGCTACAGAGGATGTTCAAGTCGCTTTAACGCAAGAGATAATCCCTCAAATATCTGAAGCATTCAGAGGTCTTGCCGAATTGATTCTAAATCTTGAGCCCGCCATTAAGTTTATCGGCGGCCTAGCGGCTGGCACACTCAACCAAATTAATAGCCTTATCGTTGCAGCAACAAAACCCGGCGAGGTTTCAGCAAGAAGGGATATAGAATCAGGTCTTTTACCCTTAAACGTACAGGGCGCTGAAGATCTTTTTAGAGGTACTGGCCCTGATGGAACAGGGCTTAAAGGTCTCCAAGAGCAATCGATCGAGCTTGCAAAGCTAAGGAACCAAGGCAAAAAGCAAGTATTGCTTCAGCTTATGAAAGATCGGCTAAACGCTATCGATCTCGAAAAATTGCCTAAAGAAATTCAACTCGAAAGACCCGCGTCTTTGTTGCTGCCCTCAGGCAATAACAAAGGCACAGGACGCACAGGCAGCACAGGACGCACAGGCAGCACAGGCCGCACAGGCCCAGACCCTGTGGAAGAGGCTAGAAAGCTGGCGCAGCTTTCAAGGGATAGAGTTCAAGCTTTTGAGAATCAAGCGTTACTCGCGAGTGCAGTGAATGAAACTGAAAGAAAGAATTTTCAGCTAAATATTGACATCGCAGAACTGCAAAAGAATGCGAAAGGTTTTGCTCAAGAGGATGTCGATGCACAAATCGCGGCAAGAATTGCGTTGGAAAACAAGCGGAACGAGGCAGAAGCCTACAAGAAAACAATTGCAGAAACTGCGAAAGAAGAAGCCGATTCTTTGGCCAGATTCTTGAGTGATTTTGATGCAGCATTCCAAGAGCTCGACGCAAAAGCAAAAGCCCAAGCCGACAAGATGGATGCGCTTTACGCTTCGATCGGTCAGACGATCTCAACGAGCATTGTTGACAGCTTGACTGCTGCTGTCGATGGCACCAAGCGGCTGTCAGACGTTGCTTCAGACACGCTGAGGAGCTTGGCAAATATCTTGCTTAAGTTTGGGGTAAATAGCTTGCTCGGGCAGCTTGGCGACAATGGCGGATTCCTTGGGAAGCTGTTTGGCGGCTTTAGGGCCAAAGGCGGCACCGTAATGGGCGGCACTTCTTCCATGGATGGAGAGCGTGGGCCTGAGCTGTTCACTCCTGGCCGCAGTGGCAGCATTGCACCAAACAGCAGCATGGGAGGCGGCGCAAATGTGGTGGTGAATGTTGACGCATCAGGAACCAAGGCTGAAGGCGACGGACGCCAAGCGAACCAGCTCGGTGCAGCTCTAGGCGCTGCAGTTCAGGCAGAATTGATCAAGCAGAAACGACCCGGAGGGCTCCTAGCGGCATAAATGGCAAACTTCCCAGCGATCACGCCAACCTACGACCTATCAAAAAACTCTGCTCCCAAGGTGCGAGTTGCTCAATTTGGCAGCGGCTACAGCCAACGAACGGTCTATGGCATCAATCAAAACCCGAAGTCATACCTGTTCACGTGGAATGTCTCGGAAGCCGATGCTGACACGATCGAGGCATTCCTAGACGCAAGGGGAGGGCAAGAAAGCTTTACGTTCACACCGCCTGGTGAATCAGCTGCAGCTAAATTCATCTGTAAAGAATGGCGGAAGGACATTCCTTATTTAAATAGAGCAACGATTCAGGCATTATTCGAACAGGTATTTGAGGCATGAGCACACCGCAATCAATACAGGAGCAGCTGCAATCTCTTGAGCCGTCTGCCATCATTGAGTTATTTCAATTGCAGTTGACAGCTGCAGTCAATGGCATCGATACGACTTTTTTCTATCACGCCGGAACAAATGAGCTGTCGTCTGATGTTGTCTTCAACGGCCTGACTTATCAGGCTGTGCCGGTAGAGGTTGAAGGCTTTGATGTGACGAGCAAAGGCGCAATCCCTCGACCTACCTTTAGGGTCGCAAACGCCAACAGCTCTATTTCAGCATTGTTAGCGCTCTATAACCCGTTGCAAGCAAAGGTCACGAGGATCAGAACATGCAAGAAATTCCTTGATGCTGTCAACTTCTCAGCAGGCAATGCAACGGCAGACCCTAGCGCAAAGTTTGAGGATGAGATCTGGTATATCGATCGAGTGGCAAGCGAAAACCCTGCGTTAGTTGAATTTGAGCTGACAAGCAAGCTAGACCTGACAAATCTTGGGCTACCTCGACGGCAAGTTGTTGAACATTGTCAATGGAAATATCGAGGCGTCGAATGTGGCTATGCAGAAAAAAGATACTTTGACTTAAACAACAACCCTACGGATGAGGCAAATGATCAATGCGCGAAGAAGTATGAAAGCTGCGCATTACGCTTCCCAAACGGCTTGTTGCCGTTTGGCGGATTCCCTGCCGCCAGATTGCAAACATGATTTCGAGACTTACGCTGCGATCGTTGCCCCGTTAGAGGCTTGCGGTGTGGTTTGTAGCGGCAAGTTTTGGCCGTGTCGAAATATCGCTGATGACCCTGAGCAAGACTTTGTAATGGACCCCAAAGACTTTGCAGTAGCTGCCTTGCGGGGGGCCGTGACAGCGGTTTTGCACTCACACCCAATGGGAGGGCCTGCCAGCGCTGCAGATCTGTTGGCCTGCCGTGGGACTCGCCTACCGTGGCACATCTACTCAATACCAGATGAGCAATGGTCAACTATCAATCCCTGATCGGTAGACAGTGGGACTACGGCCAAAACGATTGCTTCTCGTTGGTTCGCGAGTGGTTCAGCCTGAAGGGCGTGATCATCCCTGATTTTGATCGACCTGACGACCTAGAACGCTGTGAGAGTATTTTCGTGGCAGAAGCCGAAGCCTGTGGGTTCTTTCAGGTTGAATTTGAGCGGCGTAGGCCCGGTGATGTCTTGATCATGCGTCTGGGTACTATGGCGCCAATGCACGCGGCGATAGTGCTGGAGAATGAGCAGATCTTGCATCAGAGGCGAGATTCACTCAGTGCTGTTGAACCATTGCGTCAGTATTATGTGAGCAGAGTCGCGGCGGTCTTCAGGCATGATTCAGACCGTCAGGTTGCTGGGTGATCTAGGCCAGCGTTATGGCGTTGAGCATAAATACAAGAATCTCAGGACACCTGCAGAAGCGATAAAATTACTTTGTATTAATCATCCTGAGCTACAGCGCGAGCTGATTACGGCGCATGAGCACGGCATAGGATATCGAGTCATTCAGGCAGGCACCGATCTTGATTATCCAGACTTGCGCCTGCCGATAGGGCAGCATGATTTGATCGTCGCTCCTGTGATCGCAGGCAGTGGCGGTGGAACTGGAACGATTCTGGCCGGGGTGGGTCTGGTCGCTTTTGCGATTTTGACCGCAGGCGCAGGCGCTGGTTTTCTTGGCTTAGGGGCTGGATTAACTGGAGCGATCGGAGCAGGCGGGTCACTAGCCGCAGGCGGGTTTGTGCTGGGTGCTGCTGCTTCTACCGCAATCGGCGCAATCGGCGCCAGTCTGATCCTCGGCGGTGTCTCGCAGCTCCTTTCGCCTCAGCCGACAATTGGCAACCTGGGCTCTAATCGTTTGGGCAGTGGTGACAGCCTGTCAACAGATGGCCCGCAATCCGTCACCCGTGGCACAGATGGCCGCCAGTCGTACGCCTACACCGGAGCAGCTAACACCGTTGGAGTTGGCGCGACGATCCCGGTTGCCTATGGGGAAGTGCTGATTGGGTCTCAGCTCCTCTCAGCGAATGTAGATGTGACAGATGAGTCTGATCCATTACGGAATGTGATCAAGACGCCAGGGCCTGACACTGTGCTTTTTGGTGGCGAAAAGATTGGATTTAGCAAAACTGAAGCATCTGGCATTAGATGCAGAAGATGGGAATACGATCAAGTAAAATTTTCAGATGGCAATTCATCTCAAAAATTTTTGACGCTGCAGCAAGGCAACGGAATAAATCTAAATGAAGTTGATGGCGAGGACGACGACAGGGCTGACAATTATCAAGTGTTTTTTGAGCTTCAAGACGGATTATTTGACCGCGTGAGTGGAGAGGGATCAAGCTTCGTGGATGGCTTTATTACTTATGAGATTGAAGTTACAACCAAGATTTCAGGGCCAGACCCTGTGACTGCAACCCTGAGAGGCACTATTCAGGGTTTGCTTTTGCCTGGTCAGAGATATAGATGGATGACCTACATTAAATACGCTCCGATAGAAGACAATAGAGGGATCGACACTAGAGTGAAAATAATTGACTTCAGGGCGGATGAATCTTGTGATTTAAAGATTGCAATGAACGACTACAATCGATTTAAAGACGACAGCCAAAATAAAGCGTAATGGCATTAAACTCCACTTCAGTTATTCGCGTTGTTGATCTTCTTTGTGAAGGGCCTATCGCTGGCCTGGTCGGATGCGATGAAGGGATCTTCTTAGAAGA